TGTCTGATGAAGAAAAGGCAGAGTGGCTTAAAACACAATCACCCGATTTCGTATGGCGTATGGCTGAAGGAAACCCTGCAAATAATGTAGAAGTATCAGGAGAACTTACTAGCAAGATAATTTCTGTAGATGAATGAGAAAGCCATAGAGGACTTAATCATTGGGATTATTGAGGACTTCCGCCCCGAAATTAAACAAAAATTTGTCTATAATTTTAGCGATGAAGCAACAAACGAACTTGCAAGATGTACAAGAATGTTCAAACCCCCACTTATCTCCTTCTTTACTAAGACAATTGCTCGTGCGCCGGACTGTTCCCAAGAGCTTATCCAAGAACTTATTAACCATGAAGTGCTGCATACGTTCTATTCATTTGAAGAGCGGGCAGCGATAGGTGGGGCGGATGTAGTAAATTTCCATCAAGACAAGTCGAATCAATTAAATCTACAAGAGTGGAGAACGAAAAAATCAAATTCAGCGAACTCTCAAACTTCTTCCCAAAGCAATTAGAAGCTTTAGAAGCTAGTAAGAGGTTTAAGTTCGTATTATTTGGAGGATCGGTAGGTTCTGGCAAATCACGTTGGCTTAGATGGATGATGGTTTATTGGTTAATGAAGTTTTATGCGAAATATAACATTAAGGGAATTAGAGCTGGTCTATTCTGTGAAGATTACCCCTCACTCAATGATAGACACCTATCGAAGGTTAAATTTGAATTTCCGTCATGGCTTGGAAACTTTAATGAGGCCAAGCATGAGTTCACGTTGGCGCCTGAATATGGTTCGGGTATTATTGCTTTTCGCAATTTGGATGATCCCGCAAAATATCTATCAGTCGAGTTCGCAGTCATTGGAATAGATGAAATAAATAGAAACCCCAAAACTACGTTTGACATGCTTCGTTCTCGCCATAGATGGCCAGGTATTAAAGATGTCAAGTTTCTTGCAGGTTGTAACCCGCTGGGCGAGGCTTGGGTGAAGAATATGTGGGTTAAGAGATTATTCTCTCCTGACGAGAAAGAGCAATATGAATTTGTATTTGTTCCAGCTCTACCAACAGATAATCCCCATCTACCTGTTGAATACTATAAATCACTAGAATCTCTGCCAGAAAACCAGCGTAAAGCGTATTTAGAAGGAAACTGGGATGCTTTTGATGAAGGAATAGACGAGAAAGGATATTTACGCTTAGTGAATGACCGAGAACTTCAAGCAAGCTATGTCCAATCAGGCAAACACTCAGGATATATTATTTGTGGTATTGATCCTGCGGCTGGTGGAGATAACTCTGCGGTAGTAATTAAATCAGGCAACTTACAAGAAATAGTCTTTAATCAGAAGCTCCAAGACACAATGGACTTAGTCGGTAAAGTTATGGACATTAACCAAAAGTATGGTGTAGATATGAACATAGTTGACAAAACGGGCGTTGGTCAAGGTATTTATGATAGAATTAGGGAGTTAAACTTTCCAGTAAGAGGTGTGGCTTTTGGAGAAAAGAGTGAAGACCCGATGTTTGCCAACTTGAAGGCAGACCTACATTGGAGAGAAAGGAAATGGTTATTAAGTGGCGGGAGACTAATAAGCAACTATGGCTGGAATGAGTTTGAAATCGTGAGGTACAAGAATAAAGACGGCAAGCTCGTCATTCAACCTAAGGAAGATTTGTTTAGAGAAGGTATCATGTCTCCTAACTGTGTAGATGCCGCAGTGCTCACAATGGCAGTGTCGGAAATGGCAGTTAGGAATAAACAACTTGTTAATAGACCTTTCTACGATGCTATGATTGACGTATATGACCAAGCATAAAGAATTTTTCATAAAGGGCAAGCAAGAGATTACGGATGCTGATGCGCCTATAATCTCTGATGAGTTCATTGACACTACAAGAGAAGAAGGAGACTACACTGGACAGACCATTGAAGTCCACTCTGAAACTAAACTAGAGCAAGACAAAGGAGAAGGGCATGGCGTAGTGATGAGAACATTTGAATTTGCCACTAATCCTATAATCTTTCAACATGGCAACCCCAACCCTCAAGATATATTTAGTTCCCACTTAAAAGGAATCGAGGCGACTTTATGGACAGATGGGTTAGAGCCTATGACAGAGCTAGAACCACGTTTAATTTTTACATCTAATAGAAATAAATACTTAATACTAGTATGGGCAAGAGCGCAGAAAGGACAAGTAACATTAGAAAATAGACTGCAAAAAGAAGCCCGAACATTAACCGAAATAGTAAATGACACCCGACAAAATACAGACCAAGTACAATGAAGCGTTTTCGTTCCTGCAACAAAGAAAAAGAAGACAAGCCGAACAGCTTAAACTTCTTTCCAATCTAAGACGAGGCGAACAGAATATCTCCTCAACTCTTTTACTAACCCTCTTTGATAGGATTATGTCTTCAACCTATGACGACAAAATTCAAGTAAAGTTTATACCATCACAAGGCATTACCCAAGACCAGATAAACTCATATAACATCCTAGCCCAATCTGACTATCAAGAGATGGGTAAAGCTAAGTTGGATTATGATTTAGCTTGGGACACCTTGTTTTTTGGTAGGGGATATATAGAAACAGGACGATTTGATAAAAAGCGCAAGATAATGCAACCGCATGTCATTAACCCTCTTGTCTTTGGTTATGACCCCTACATAGAAAATCCTCAAGATTGGAGGTATTACTGGAAGTGGATTACCAAGTCTAAGGCTGACCTTACTCTACTGCAGTCGGTAGGCATGTTAAAGAAAGTTAAGCTCGACTCCCTTTCAGCAGGTATTGACCCTTACCTGTGGCAATACAAAGTTACTAGAGACCAAGCTAGAGAAGGTGTGGCTCCGCCTATTGACCCTGTAGATTCGGATGTTTATCAAATCCTTGAATACTATGGCTACAATGACGTAGGTAAGAAGTGTGTTTACTGGGTGGACAAACTGTTCTCCACGATTCTTTATGAATCTGAATTAGATTTAGGCGATGGAGATGAAATCGTAACTCCTAATGGTAAAAGTGTTAGAAAGAACTCTAATTGGCCGATAGTAGTAAAAGAGTCGTTTAGAGTTCCTCACTCATCATTACCTATTTCAGTAGCAGACCTCTTGGAAGATAAGCATCGAGCTAAAGCTGTTCTCTTAAATCTAGCTTATATAGCCGCTAAAGACCAAGCTAATCCTCTTTATTGGTATGACCCTGCTAAAGTCCAAGATGTCTCTCAATTCCTTTCAAGACAAGTTAATCAGCACATTCCAGTAGAAGGAGATGGAGCCTTAGCTGTTGGGCCACTTAATAAAGCGCACGCTATGACCGCAGATCTCATTTCGTTTATTCAAATGATGGACGCTGAAGCCGAGAATCCTATTGGAGCTGGTAAACCAATGGATAATGCTACTGGCGGAAGTGATAAAACAGCCACTCAAGCAGCTCTCAATCAGCAATTAAACGATATGGCGCAATCCCTTCAAAGCAAGGTCATGCAGTTTGGTGAAAGTGAGTTTTGGAGTCATTGGTTTCATCGCTATGCTAGGCACGCAGATGAACTAAAAGAAAAGATGGCTAATATCGTAGGAGTTAAAGGAGTAGATACTAGGATAATTGACCTAAAAGATTTTAAGACTGACTATCCCCCAGGTGTTATGGTATTCTCCGCCAAAGAAGCTGAATATAAAAACCTAGTTAAACGTAGGGATATGATGCAAATGTTTCCCGCCCTAGCTCAAACTCTCGAACCAGACGGCATGAGAAACTTCCAAAAGCATGTGTTCTGGCCTCTGATGCTGGAAGACCCTTCACTTATAGACGTGATGTTCCCTAAAACCTTAGACGAAATGAAAGCTGAAGGGGAAAACGAGCAATTAAAAGAGAATCTAATGCCTGATGTGCTTGAAACGGATGATCACACTACCCATATTTATATTCACATGATGGTACAACCAAAGACATGGGCAACGTGGTTCCATCTTGACTGGCATCAAAAGTTGTTGGCTGAACAGCGAAAACAGGAGATGGTTATGCAACAAAACGCAATAAATGATAGTATGGGGGCAATAGAACCTGGCAAACCTAAAGTAAGTGCGGAAAAGAAATCTCCTTTGGCTCAAGCCAGTCCTCTCAAAACTGAAACACAATCAGATATTAAAAGTAACCTAAAATAAAATGGCAAATTATGCAAAGCCAATCCCAGTAGATAAAAATGGTGTTCCCCTACAAGAGTTTCCCACTCCAGTTGTCGCTTTGGCGAGAGTCAATACTGATAATGCGGCTATTTCTTCGGCCATAAGCCTTGACCCCAACACAACGGTCGTAGAAGTAGGGGCTTTTGGTGGGCAAGGGGCAGTTATAAGGTGGGTTCCAACAACTGAAAACGCCAGTATTGCAGGTGCGAAAGGAAGCGTTGTCTCTTCAGGAACAGGGGCCAACTTTGACCACTATGTTCCTCCAAGTGCTTACAGGCGTTTTGTGGTTCCTAGAGAAACGCAAGGTGGGGGGACAGGGGCACATCAAATTGGAAGCACTTTCGGCCTTTATCAGCGAGTCGCTAGAATTAACGCAGGTATTGTAGCCTCTAGCGTCTTAGTAACAGAATTCTAATGAAAAAGAAAACAGAAGTAGAAGTTGAGGAAGTGGTAGAAACACCCATTTCCCCTATCACAGCAGATTTTGGTAGAGCAGACCTTAACCAACTTAGAGATGTCGTTAACGCACTTATCAACAGAGGCTAAAGGTTGGAAAGAAGAGCAACTAGCTCAAGGGAGGGCCATTGCCCGTGGCATGACTGAAGAAAATGCCCGAAAGGAGAAAAACAAGGCAAGTGCGGTAAAGCGTAAAGAAACAACTCTACGCAATGCCGCAGATAAAGTGTTCAATCAGAGTTTCTCTTAATAGTGGGCGTGCACTAGGCGCCCGTAATAAATAACCATAAAAAAACATGGGACTAAGATTACCCCTACAAACAGTTCTTGATGAAACTCATACAGCTCAAGGCAACTCTGTAGCAGGCGGATGGGCTTATCCGTTTAAGCTCCCGCAAGATGTGGATAACGTTGTAGTAAAGTTCGAGCCATCAGTTACGGCAGGAGGCATGAGTGCCACCTTCCAAACTTCTGATGACGGAGGAACCACTTACTAT